CAGAACTGGTAAAAATCGATTCGAGCAAGTATCCATCTAAGTTTACCGATACTAAAGGCAAACGCCAAAACTTCGAGACATTCACTGACGCTATAAACAGCGTTGAAGGAGCAGACCCGAAAGTCCGCGAGATATTCGCCCGTATGGATGAGATTATCGACAGCGATAAAATTCCATCAGGTAATTTCGATGTCAAATACAGCGCGGGACGCGGTTCTGTCAACGTCTATTCAAGCCGCAGCACCGGCAAGGTGACGAAGCTGACGGTGAACGTCCCGAAGATGACTGAAGAGAACATCAAAGGCACGGTTACTACAACGTCTCACGAGTTCGCGCACTTCATCGACCTTATGAGGGGCGAGTCGGCAGATAGATGGATGTCATCAAAATACAGCAGCTTCTTAAAACCTGACTATCTAAGCATGCCGCCAAGCGAACGCAGGGCGGCTGCTGCTGCACGGTCTGAGCAGATGAAGCCAAAAGGCAAAGTTCTCGAAGTCATGAGAAGCGCAGATGTCAGGTACAAAGCAGCGACAGAAGAAGTTATGAGCTGGTATAAGTCAGAGTACGAGAGGATCGAAGCAGAGTACGCCAGGAAAGAATCGAAAACACTTGAGGACAGAAAGCAACAACTTAAAGATCGTAAGAGGTTGCGAAAAGAATACGATTCTCGCATGGACACAGCATGCCGAACTGCGATGAACGGCGTCGATAAGCTAGAGGACATATACGACGCATTGAATGAGGGGTATCTTCGCGGTAAAGAAATCGATGGAGTTGAGATAAAGTATGGCCATGGCTACAGCTACTATCGAACTGCATCGAAGCAGGTCGAGGAAATATGGGCGAATTACTGCTCGCTGTCACTCTCGCGTCCAGACCTCATCGAGCTGCTACGGCAAGACCAGCCTATGCTTATCGAAAGCATGGATGCCATGCGCGATGAGATTTTCGGAGGGTTGAATGGATGATATTGAAAAGCAGATGGCAATAATCGGGCTTCTCGATGAAGTCGATGTTCCAAATCCTCTAATGAACTATTTCGATTACGACTCGACAGACCTACTTGACAAGAAAATCGAAGTATTGAGCAGGATGAAAGCTGGCGAATCGATAGACGATATAGCTGGCGGTTATTCGATTTTCGAGTTACTGCCAAAAGACCAACACTGGGATTAGCTTAACAACAAGGAAACTATAGGAATCAAGCGCCTCCGGGCGCTTTTTTCATGCCGTCGCGGTGCAAGACGCGGCGGTTTTTTCATGCCCACGTGGGGGCTTCCCACGGAATGACGACAGCCAAAGGCTGGGAAGGGGGCAGACATGCCCGAGCACACCGAAGAGAAGGTGGAAGAAGCCACGCAGAGCGCATCTGCGGAGTCCGAGCGCACATTCACGCAGGCCGAGATGGACGCCATCATCGGCGACCGTCTGAAGCGCGAGCGGGCGAAGTACGCCGACTACGACGAGCTGAAGGGCAAGGCGGCCAAGTACGACGAGGCCGAGGAAGCGTCCAAAAGCGAATTGCAGAAGGCGGTCGAGGAACGCGACAGGCTCAAGGCGGAGGTCGAGCGGCTCAACGCCGAGCGCACCCGCGCGGACGAGATAGCCAAGGCGGCACGCGAGAACGGCGTGGACGCCGAGCTGCTTGCCCGCATGTCCGGCGACATCGCCGAGAACGTGGCGTTCCTGAAGCAGCAGGCCGATGCGAAGCCGAAGTACGGGCAGGTGCCCGACGGCGGCGAGGAACCGAAGGCCGCTGCCCAGAAGATAGAGATTCCGACAATGATTTAGAAAGGAGCCAGAAATGGCACGCACCACTTCGCTCAACATCCTCTTGTCCACCACGGGCAAGGACATGCTCGCCGAGCAGTACGGCGCAGTAATCTCGAACGTACAGAAGAACTGCATTTCGCAGATCATCAAGAACACCGCCCTCAGCGGCGACCCCGAGGCAGGTTCCGTCGAGGCTAAGCGTTTCGAGAATGTGTCCTCGAACGCCTACGGCACCGCACGCAGCGGCGGCGCGGGCCAGGCCGTGAAGGTCACGCCCGTCACCATCAACATCAACCAGGATCGCGAGGTTATCCGCGAGGTTGAGCAGAAGGACGTCACGATGTACGGCGTCGAAGACCTCGTTGCACGCGAGGCCGCATCCGCCCAGAAGACAATGACCCGCGAGCTGGAGAAGGCGTTCTTTACCGAGGCAGTGACCGCAGGCACCTCGTACACGCCCGCATCCGGCGTGACCGCCATCGAGGAAATCGCCGAGGGCCTCATCCAGGCCGTCGAGACCGTGAGCAACGACTTCGTGGACGGCGTGGAGCGCGACATGATCACCGTGGTCTGCAACCCTGCGACCTACGGCAAGCTGCGCACCTACTTCGACAAAGTGAACGACGGCGGCGCACAGAGCGAGGGCTACGCGACCTTCCACGGCGTGAAGGTCTTCAGCTCCGTCTACCTGCCCAACGGCACCAACGCGGTCGCAATGGCCGACGGCTCCATCGCGCAGCCCGTCAAGCCCGTCCTGTACGGCCCGAAGCAGATCGAGCTGTCCGAGGCCATCGGTTTCGGCCTGTTCTTCCACTACGGCACCAAGGCAGTCGCGCCCGACCTCATCTTCAAGTACTAGGGGGAGCCATGAAGTTCCGCGACAAGCGAACGGGAGCCGTCTACGAGCCGACCGATGCGGTCGCGGCGATGATGGCGGCCAACCCCAACCTGGAGAAGGTGGGCGACAAGCCCGAGAAGCCGACGCGCAAGCGCGCAGCCAAGGCCGAGGGGTAATCCCATGGAGGCCAGGGCGCTGCGCCCGTTCCGCGACGCCCATACGGGCGAGTTCCATGCGAAGGGGGAGCGTTTCAGCGCATCCCCCGAGCGCGTGGGCGAGCTGGCGAAGCTGGGAATCGCGGAGGCGCTGGAGAAGATGCCCGCGAAGAAGCGGGCGAGCAGGAAACCCAAGGAGCAGTAAATGGCATTCGCGACAGTCGCGCAGTACCGCGCCAAGTACAACACCGAGCTGGACGATGAATCGCTTCTCGTATGGCTCGAAGACGCGTCCGGCATCATGGCCGACGAGATGGATGCGGCGCACGTGGACTACTGCGAGCCGACCGACAGCATGGCGGCGCGCCTGTCCCGCGTCTGCCGCGACATGGTTCACCGCGCGATCGGCGACGGCTCGGATGCGGCTTTCGCCGTCCCGTTCGGGGCGACGCAGGCGACCCAGGCGGCTGGCGGCTACTCGCTGTCCACGACGATGGGCAACCCGTACGGCGATTTGTTCATCAAACGGGACGAGAAGCGCCTGCTGGGCATCGTGCGCGGCGGCATCGGCATGGCGAGGCCGTCCTACGGCAGATTGGAGCCGGACGATGATTAAGGGCATCACCGCGAGCGTCGAGCTGCGCGTGCGGGATGCCCGCGACGCGTTCGGCAACGACGTGGAGGCATACGCCGAGCCCGTGGACGTTTCGCCCGTGCTGGTGACGCCGGGGGCGTGCGCGGAGCTCGATTCCGTGCGCCCCGAGGGCGTCATCGTGGCGCTCACCGCCCACTTCCCGAAGACGTGGACGGGGAGCCTGCGCGGCGCGCAGGTGACGCTCCCCGCCCCGTGGGGAGGGCCGTACAGGGTCGTAGGCGACCCGAAGCCCTACATGCCGCAGAACACGCCGACGCCGTGGAACATGCCCGTCGAGCTGGAGGCGGTCGATGGCTAGCGTGGACTACAGGCCGAACCGCGCGGGCATGCGCGAGCTGATGAACGGCGACGCCGCGTGCGGCCTGTGCACCGAGAGGGCCGAGGAAGTCGCCACCCGCGCGAACGGCATGTACGCGGCTGGCGGCTACGAGGTCAGCCCGGGCCAACCGGGCAAGAACCGCGCCCACGCGATCGTCTACACGGGCGACATCCACTCGATGCGCTCGAACAGGCTCCACAACACGCTGTTGAAATCGCTCAAATGACAAGGAGGCCGCGCATGTGGTCATCTCTAGCCGCAGTCGCGGCGTGGACGGAATCGCTCCTCCGCGTGAGGGTGGGCAGCTACCCGCCGGCGGACAGCCGCAGCGATTATGCAGTGGTCAACCGCGTCGGCGGCGACACCGAGTACCCCCACGACTTCCCGCGCTACGCCATCCAGATATGGACGGACAGCGACGAGAACGGCGAGCAGGTCGCGCTCGCGCTCTCGCGCATGCTGCCCACGCTGGCGCAGCAGTCGCCGCGAATAAACGCGGTGGACAGGAACGCGACCATCACGCAGCTCGGACGCGACGAGAACGGGCACTACGTCTGGCAGGTCGCGTTCTCAATGAGTTGCAACATCCTAGACGAATAAGGAGGGCCATATATGGCTATCGACGCAAAGAAGGTGCTGGTCGGCGCTCCTGACCAGTCCACCACCACGGGTGCCGTCAACTTCGCGCCCATCGGCACGACGCTGCCTACCGACGCGACGACGGCGCTCGACAACGCATTCTCCAAGTGCGGTTACGTTTCCGAGGACGGCATCACGCTGTCCCAGAACTACTCCACGACCGACATCCATGACTGGTCGCGCGCGACCGTGCGCACCATGCTTGACGAGTACACGGGCGAGATCTCGCTCGTCTTCATCCAGATGGGCTACGAGGAGCTGTGCGCGATCTTCGGCGAGGACAATGTGACGAGGGTCGCGGCGACCGCCCAGCACGGCGAGCAGATCAAGGTCAAGCTCGGCGCGCACCTGGCAGACCCCAAGTGCTTCGCGTTCAACATGAAGGACGGCGACGCGCGAATCCGCATCGTCGTGCCGAACGCCCAGGCACAGCCCGACGGCGACATGGTGTTCGTGGCCAACCAGCCCATCTCGCTCGCGCTGCGCCTGAAGTGCAACGCCGACGCGGACGGGCAGAGCATCTACATCTACACCGACGATGGCGTGGTGAGCGCCTAATGGAGATCACCCTCAAAGACGAGCGTCCCGCGCTGACCGTCAACTACGGCGGCGAGCAGATGCGCGTGCCGCTGACGCTCAACCGCATGGAGATGGTCGCCATGGGCAAGGCGGAGGACAAGGAAGAGGCGATATTCGACTTCTTCCGCAAGTACCTCGGAGATGCCATCGACGAGATAGGCGACGACGACCTCGGCATGCTCGTCAACGCATGGAACGGCGAGCGCGAGGCGATCGGGACGCCGACGATGGGGGAACGCTAGGCCTTGCCGCGTTCGTCGCGGAGCACGGCGAGGCGCTCGAATACGACCTGATGCGCATGACGCGCTACACGCTCGACGATTTGAGCGGCGCGCTGCCCGAACGGGCGCTCCTTGCGTTCGTCCGGCACCTGCCGCTCGAATCGGCGACC